CCATACCTAGTAAACTCTCTACACTACGAAAGAAATAACCATCAGGTGTTTCATAGAACAAATAACCTGCGTTCTTGTAGTTGGCACTCTTAGCATAACTGCTTAAAAAATTGATTGCGTTCAATGGTCGCAAATTAGGTATTACATACTTCGTATTCGTGGCAGTCGGTTCAAAATAAAACTGTTTCTTACTGTTGAGTTTGTTCTTGCCTCTGAATATATCTTCTACTGCGTCTTCTAATGGTCCTGAGTATGCACGGCTAATTCTATTGATTGATGAAAAATACATCTCACTTGAACAAAAGAATATCTTATAATATTGACCTCTACCAGAATTGGCACTATCTTGTCTTACTTCATCTATCTTATATACTTGAAATGGGTAACCATCTTCTTCTGTTGCATTTACACCTATCATACCTGGTGTACTGAACACTAGATTTAATTTCTCCATGCCTGTAATTGGCAACACTGTGCGTATGTCTTGCATATCATACACGGTGATTGCGCCAACCATGGTATTTGAATAGATATCTTCGGTCAGTTCAACATTCAATGTGATAGGTTTGATGTTAACTTTGTGTGGTGTTTGTTCGCCTTGGTGTCTTCTATAAGATATAAGTTCTACTTTGTCAAGGGTATATTCACCTGCTTGTTTTATTTTGTTTTCTGGCATGTCATTATGTTCTCAATAACTTCTTCATCTCATCTTCAAACATACTTAAATAGTTTGGAGATAAAATTTGAATTTGTCTTCTCTCATCTTCTAATCGTTGTTCATATTCGTAATTTGATACTGATTGGCCATCTACATCGCTACTGTCAACCTCTATGAAATGATTAAGGTCACCAGGTCCTTGGCCTTTCAGTCTACCACTTGATTGTAATTTTTCGTAATGATGTATACCACCTGGTTCTGCGTACTTGTCGTTGACATATTCTTCAAATCCTTGAAATGATTTTGGCCAGTCATGGTTTCTATCTACAATGTTATTCATTAGGCATACAACATACCAATAATCTGTACTACCATAAACCTTAAATGCCACATCTTCTGGTTTCTCACCACTATCTACATCGTATTTGTCTAACAAGGCAAGGTTGTCTTTTACTTTACTTCTGACTTTAATTCTTCTGAATATATCAGTCGCAAGTTTTACATTGCCATCACTTTTGATATCATACTCTAGTTTAGGAAATTGTTGAAAATATTTTGCCATTACATTCCCTTATTGTAAATGTTGTTCTTAGTAATGAATTCTGTTTCTGTAAACCCTAGTGCTAGTTTGTAATGAATAGGTGCACCGGTTTTACTGAATGCCTTAAACTCACCCTCTGGTCCATAGTTTACATCTACACTTGTACATACACATTTTGATATTTTATTCATGTAAGTATTATTTTTTGCTTCGCCATCTGCACTATCTATATACATGTAATGAATTTCAAACTCACTAGGTACAATAAACATTCTGCCGGCAGACTTAGATTCCATACCTGGCGCACTGTGATATTTAAACAATGAAATAATATTAGAGGCTGCGTCTAGTTCTTGTTGACTTCTAGGCCAAAAATCAAATGTATATGAGAAACTTCTGAATTGTGGTCCTGTATAAAATTGTTCTTCTCTTGGATTGACTGCAACACCAAGTGCTTTACTTACTACTTCTACTGCATTACCTAGACCAACCATTTCTAACGCATCACCTACGATATTTTTACCGTAAACACCTGCACCTGATATTACACCAGCTTTAACTGCGTCTAATTTACCAGCCATACTAGTTGCTGTTGAAACACCACCAACCATTTTTGTCATATCACCTGCAAAATTTGTTTCTTTAGCCTCGTAATCATTCTTATATGATACTGTTACGCCTGGTGGCATATACAATGCAATAGCACTTGTAACGGATGTATGTGTTGGTAGTTCTGAATATATTGAGTTGTCTTGTTTTACAGCGGCCACATTACCAGTCTTCTTTCTTAAATCGCCGATAGTTTTCTTACCGTCAGTATGAGGACCTCCTCTACCTTGTGTCACTTTACCCAATCCCATATCAGCTGAAAATTGTAATTGTTGACCTGCATTACCAAATCTATTCATTAGTGTGTAAAATAATATGTAGTGACCTTGTTCGTTGTTTGTAAGGTCTAATGGATATTGTACTTGTGAGAAATCTAAAGGATTTCTCTTCAATGCTTCCATAGGACTATCTTTTGCCTCAAGCGGAGATTTCTTCAACAACTGAGCAGCCACTTTACCTTCTGCACCTGATATAGCACTGCCTGATGTTAGACCACCTACTGCACTCGTAATATCATTCAAAAATGGTGTTGCCATTTTGCTTAGATGTGATTTAACTTTATTAAACATGAGTTATAAATATCCTTGTATTATGGTAATATTTATATAGATTATAGGTGACTAAATGAGAAAGAGTTATAAAGGTTTATACAAACCTAACAATCCCAAGAAATATGTCGGTGACCACAATAGAATAGTGTATCGTTCACTATTAGAGCGTAGGTTTATGGCGTATTGTGATAGAAATGAAGATATCAAATATTGGGCATCTGAAGAATTACCAGTTCGATACTTCTCTCCACTAGACAACAAATGGCATAGGTACTTTCCTGATTTTATTATTAAAACAGTAAAAGATGAGAAGTTTATGATTGAAATAAAACCTAGTCGCCAATCAGTTCGTCCTAAAACACCAAAACGAAAAACTAAATCTTACATGCGTGAGAATATGGAGTATATCAAAAATCAGGCCAAATGGTCAGCAGCCATGGAATACTGTGAAAATAATAATATGAAGTTTAAGATTATTACTGAAAAAGAATTAGGTAAATATTAACCATACGCCGGGTGGCTGTAAGCGGCAAACTCATAATCTCTATCAACACTTGTATGTAACGGTACTCTTTGTACTACTGCACTAGTTTGATTGCTGTTGTTTTGTTGATTGTTATTCGTTGCAATAACTGTTGTACCTTGGTTGTTAGTATTACCACTCTTATTTAAAATATCTTTCTTGTAAGTAATTTCAGTTGTGTTGCCTACAACATCTTCTGTTGTAACTTTTTCAATTTTCTTATCCGCAACTTCTATATCACCACCTGCACCACTCATTTTTTCATTATAAACTCTACTGAATGCCTCACCTGGACTTTCACCACCTGGTAATATTGCCTTAGCGGCCGCTATACCTGCACTTGTTATTGCACCTATAACTTTAGCAATATCAAATATCTTACCCATAATTCTGCTTGGGTCAAATGTGAATATGCCTGTAATAAAACTCCATGCTTTCTTAGCCATGCCTACAACAAATTCAATAAGACTAAAGTTTGCATCTGCACCACCAAATCCAAATATATCTCTTATGAAGTTAACTGCCATATCTATTGGTGCTGTCAATACAGATAAGAAGAATGAACCTGTGCTTGAGAATAGTGTACCAAATCCACCTTTAATTCTTTCCCAATCTAAAGTAAATATACCTGTAACAATATCTACAATACCACCAACTGCGGCTTTGAAGTCTGCTGTAATCTTTTCACCAAATTCACCAATGAAAGAACCTAATTGTTCTAAACCTAAGAATGATAATGCCATATCAAGTAAATCTGTAATCAATCTTACAAATGTACCTATGAAACCATCTACTATGCCTTCTACTGCACCTCTAATACCATCTACAATAGAACCACTCTCGCCATATTCTTCCATAAATCCAGTTATACCATCTATGACACCAAGTATTAATGTGATAGGCAAAAATAATTTACCAATAACTTTACCAACTGTCTTCAATGGTCCTAATATATTGTCTATTGCCATAGCAACCGTACCTGTACCAGCGGCAAATAAACCTCTTACTGTTGCAATGATTGGTCTGAATACTCCTGCTATTCTAGCAAATGCATTTCTAAAACTATTTACAATAAATGTAACTAATTTGTTTTCTGTAATGGCAGTTCGAATAGTTCTTACTTTTTCCAGAAAATCTAATTGTATCAATCTAAACTGAAACGCCAAACCCATAAACAGATTTCTAGCTGGTCGCATCATATTAGAATATCTAGTATTCAGTGCCTTTTGAGCACTTTCTATTGTTTTAGGGAATAGTCTGATTGACATTAAACCAGCCTTCATATTTTTCAATATTGCCGGTCCGAAACCTAATGTACCTAAAGTACCAATACCTCTAGCAAATGTGGCCATTGCTCTGATAGATTTAAGTTGTTGTGGTAATCTTAATATGTCTTCTGTATTTGTTGCCTTTGCAAAAGCAGCTAGAGCAAGAAGACCACCTATGGCCATTTTACCAATGCCTGGTCCCTCATCGCCCTCATTTACTGTTGCACCACCAATAATGTTACTGTTACTATTGCTAAGTGCTTTTAGTCTTTCTTTCTCGGCTTCTCTGGCTCTATCTCGTTCTCTACGAAATGCCTCCATATCAAATGCAAACATCTCACCTAACAGGTAGACCATACTGTCTTGGCCTTTTTTGATACGCTCATTAATTACTTTGATATCTTCTAAGGTATCAGCAGCCTGCATATCTGTAGCAGATGCTTTAGACATGCCTGTAATAGCAGAACCGATAGCAGTTTGACCTGCTTGAACGGCAGCTATCATTGAACCTTGTGTTTTACCTGAATTAGAAGCCATTATTTGAACCTTTTATTAATGTATTTGTACAGAGCATATGCAATCAATAAAACGGCAAGTGTACCAATACCATCAGTCCAACTTGTTTCGTTTATAACTTGTAATAACTCTGCTGTGATTTCCATTATTTCTTACTCTTACTTGTTCCTGTGTATAGACCAAACCAGGCAGCGCCAGCACCAACTACGATACTGATTAACCCACTCTGTTCCATAGTAGGAGTAGGCAAGTTCATATACCATATTACACACTTATATAATAGTACAATGTAAACTGTTAAGAACAATCTTGGAAATATTCTCCATGCGTCAACAGCTCTTGCCATATGAATTAATTTAGCATATGGGTTTATACCAAGGTCTTTGATTGAAGTATCAACTTCTAAATCAACCTGTATTTTTTGTTTAGGTTCTGCAACCTTAACATCTTTATTTTCTTCTGGCATTTTCTCTCTCTCGTTGTTTTTCGTTCTCTTCTTTAATATGTGTCACCAAGAGGTTAACATATATCTCCCTCTCCCACGGCAACATATTCTCCAATTCTGTCAAAGAATATTTATGATGTTGCATTAACGCAAAATTAACCTGGAAATAGTTTTCTAGGTTGTCGTGTGAGAGGGCGATACGAAAAAATCGTTTAGCCCCTGCAATACCATTTTACTCTTTACTTTGGTCTTAGGATTGGTTATTTCAACCTCTTCCTTCAACTTCGGCATAGTTTCAAAAAACTTTTGAATTTGTGCAAATATTGATGAATCCAGACCTTCAATAAATTCATGTAGTTCAGCTTCTTTGTAATCAATTGCTTGATGTACAGTTTCACCATCAACGATTTGATAGATAGCCTTAGCAATCATATTAAACATAGATTGTGTTTTTGGTTTTTCTACATCCATATCGGGGTCAAAATCATCAATAGTAGGATACTTCATAATCATCTTAATCTTATCATTGATTTTGATTTCATTAGTATGGTCATCTGTAACATGTACTTCAACCTTAGATAAATCAACTTCTACATTTCCGTAGGTCTCATTATCATCAGGACATTTGATTTTTAATTTCGCAATTTCACCAACTGACTTAGCTCTAATCTGTAAAAAGATGTATTCTAAATCAAATGTTGGTAGTGCTGATACATTAATAGTTTTAAATGTACATGCGTCAACAATTTCTTTTAATGCGTTTGTGATTTGTTTACTTTCACCTGATTCCATTGCAATCATTAATAGTTTCTCTTCTTTTACAAGAAAAGGTCTATACTTGACTGCCGTATCAGTAGAAGGTAGCGTCAACTCATAGCTCGCTGTTTCTAATATAGGTAATGACATTATATCTCCTTGTTCATTATATTATAAGAATGGTGGGAATACCCTACCACCCGTAAGTTTTCCGATAGGTGTTGCTCTCTTAACTTGGTTAAGCACATCTCTACCAGTTCTTCTTAGTTCTGGTGGTAACTTATTTAGTATACCACTGAATAGACCGAAGTCTTTTGAAGCCTTAAATTCAGGCACATCACCAAGTGACTGCCCTATTGTTAGACTACTTATTTCGCCTGAAGTTAGATTGTACCAACTTCTAAAATTAAATGTTACAGGTATATTTACACCACTATCATTTTGGCCGTAATCGTAATCTATAGAACCAATAGTAGCTGGGTAAACTTCGTATAATCTGACACCATATGTTGTATCATCTCTACCACCTCTGCCTGCATATTGGCCTAATTGTAAAATATCTACTGACCCCACATAATCATCATAAAAGTTCATATCATGTGTGCCTAAATCGTATATAAGTTTTTGCCACTCTTCAAAGAATACTCTTTGTCTTAAAAACTTATCACCATAAAAATTCATTTCTATTGAACCTGAGAAACTATAACTGTATGGTATTTCTCTTCTTGGTCCGTATATTTGGTGTGCCGTTGAATTGATATCTCTACTCGGCATAGTCACCTTGTTACACATCATGCCTACATTTCTTTTTAGGTCTGACTGATTGTATTGTTCAAATCTTTGATGTGGTGGAGGTCCAAATGATGTTTGTTTTTTACCAACAGGACCTAATTTGTATTTTTCAGGTGGGTTGAAGATAACTAAAAATCTATTTGGTCTTGCAACACCCTCACCTTGTCCTAGTTCTGCGATAAATCTGTTTACTGTGGATTCTGTATTGCCACCATAAAACTTACCTGAACCACCTAATCTTTTTTGTGCATCGCCGGCAACATCTTCTAAAGATGTATCTCTTGGTAAACCAAGTCTGATATCAAAGTTACCTATTCTACGACCACCTCTTAAAATTGCCATTAAATTTTTCTCCTACTGTCTGCAAATACTTTACCTAAACTTGCGCCTTGGAATTGTGCAACTGGTAAATAACATGCAATCGCCATCTCATCAACATCTACTCTTAAAAAATTACTCTGTACTTGTCGCCATAGGTATTTTTTAACAGCAGGTCTAATCAAACTATTACCTTTCAAGTTAGAATAACCAACTTGTAATTTTGTACTACTATCAAATTTACCATTACTTGTGTACTGTTGCAAATCTTGTAATAATTTAAATCTCAATGGATATGGTAAATAGTGAAAGTTTAAACCAACAAACCCACCTTTGAATACATCAACAGGCAAAACTAGAGGAAAGATATCATAGAATGGCATCTTTGATTTAGTTTTTGGGTCATAGTAAAACATAGACATTCTACCAGCACTTGGTCTGCCTAATAACTTACCGTCACGCATCAATTTACTTGCACTAGCTCTGTCTGCTACTAGTGAAGCTGCATTACGGTACCAATTAGCTGACTTAAATTGGTTGCCTTGTAAATCCTTTAAGGGGTCAAATATATTAATTGCCATACTACTATTTATACCTTTTTTATCAATACCAATAAAAAAGGGCTCCCTTTCGGAAGCCCTTTCAAAGTTAGATGTTTTAGAGAGAGATACTAGTCTTCGTCTGCAAGTTTGCTAAAGTAAGATAAAGTATCATCTTCATCATTATCTAGTTCACTACTCGCACTTGCTGAAGACATAGTTGGTACATCGTCACTTTTCACAGTAGGTGCAGCCGCCGGTGGGAGGTCCATTTGGTCTGCTGTTACTGTGCTTTGTGTACCCGTAATTACCCTATTCAGTTTCTCTTTGAGTTCATCATAGGTCTTAAAATTACTAGGGTCAACAAATTCTTT